GTTGGCAGTTACTACTACACGATTAAAATTCTTGGCGAGCGTGGCGCGCCTGGTAAGCTTATTTATCTTGATTATTTGAGCGAACAGCTGTTTAAACCATTTAAATCTGAAGAGTGGTTTAAGTACACAATCGGTGTCGATATTGGAGCCGGGCGTGCGAAGAACTCATTTGCGCTTCGTGCATTTAAGCACGATAATTCAGAAACAATGGTTGTTGATGGATGGGAGTTTCAAGGCTTAGGATATGAGGAAAAGAAAAAGAAGCTAATTGCTTTTTGCCAAATGTATAAGCATTTACCAATTACTGGCATTTTCATCGACTCAGCAGAAGCGAATTTCATCCGTGATATACAAGGTGACTTTAAGCGTTTAGGATTGCCTGAAGTCGCAGAATCTTATAAAGCTACGATCAAAGAGCGCATTGATATGAATATCGTTTTATTTGCGACCAAACGGTCGTTTTTTAATTCCGATTCGGCATTCGCTAAAAGATTATATCAAGCTTATTCAATTGCAAAATGGGTTGAGGGAAAAGAAGGCGAAGAGCGAGAAGATAAGAACGAATGGCTAAATGACCTAATTGACAGCGATGAATATGCACAAACACGCTACATGAAAGCACTCATGAAAGCATCGAAAGAGGTGATCTAAAATGGGAATTAGGGATTGGTTTAGAGAAAGGCGATTAGAGCGATTAAGGAGGGATTTACTAATGCTTCAAGAATCCGGCAAAGACAAAACACCAAACTTCAATCCGGTACACTTCAAAACATTTACCGAGATAGCGCCGGACCTCGAATTTACCATAAGCGTACAAGAGAATCTTGCTTGGTTTATTGGTAAACCACGGTTATTAAGGCAATTTTATGGAACGCATCCAATAGTAACTGGCGATTTAAAATATTTTTGGCAAACTGCTCCTGGTGATGTTATCAAGCGACATACCGGCATTCCAAATACGGCTGCAAACAAGATGAGTGTTATTTTGTTCGGCAATGGTTTTACCTCAAGAGTCGAAATTTTTAAAACTGATGAAAACGGGAAGCCAACGAATGAGATTGATGATAAAGCATCGAAGCTAGCAACGGAGAACTTAGAAATCCTTAAAAAGAAAACTGAGCTTGTGGACCACTTGAGAAACGGTGCAGTTACTGAATCAGTTTTCGGTCATCTTTTTGGTAAGTGGAACTATGATATTGAATTATCTGAGTATCCGATATTCGAGATTGCTAGCGTGATGAATGCTGAGTTAGTTAAGACACGAGGCATCACAACTGCAATCGTTTTTAAAAACTATCACACGATAGGCGATAAACTATACGTTCACAAAGAAACGCACACCACTAACGAAAAAGGTTTCGCAATGTATATTAACAAGCTATACGCATTAGACAAATCCACCGGAAGCGAAAAAGAAGTGCCTTTAACAACAATCCCACAAACTGCAAATCTAAAGGAAGAATTTGTTTTTGAAGGTATAATCGGTATGCTTGCATTTGAAAAGCCAAATAAACTACCGAATGCGGAATTCCCTAATTGCCCGTATGGAGCGAGCGATTATGCAGGCGCACATAATATTTTCGATGCACTCGATGAAGTCTTTAGCGAAATGGTTTCAGAAATCCGGAATAATAAGCCTCGTCGCTACGTGCCAGAGAATATGATTCCAACAAATAGAAATGGCGAGAAACAACCGCTTGATCCATTCGTTACAAACTATGTTAAAGTCACTGGCGATATCGACCAAGACGCTCAAAACAAAATTGAAGTGACAGAAATAAACGATAAGCACGAATCACTACAAAAGAAATATGATACGCTTCTTACAGCTGCACTTAACAAAATGGGATTATCACCGCTAGCGATTGGCGATCCTGGAATGGTTGCGATGAACTTAGGTGACAAATCACAACAAGAAAAAAACAAGACAACACTTGAAACACGAAATCTTAAGCTTCAGTCTTGGATTCCGTTTATGGAAAAAGTTTTGTTGCAAATGCTTTCGCTTAATGCTTGGATCCAAAAACAATTCGGTGTCGAGCAAGAAGGCTTAAACAAACTCGAAATTAATTTTTCAAATTGCAATGTCGCAATTGAATTCCCAGACTATATTCAAACTTCAGACAAAGAAATTATCGATACTTGGGGCGCAGCAAAATCAAATTATCGTGTAGCTTCAACAGAAACAGCAATTAGGTATATTCATCCGGATTGGTCCGAAACACAAATTATGGATGAAGTTAACCGCATTCGGTTTGAGGAAGGCATGAGCTTCGATAATCCTAATAATCTTCCAGAATTAACCGGCATTAGCGAAATCGAAAACGAAGTCGAAAACGAAGAAAGTCAACAAGTCAACCCAGATGAAAACATCGACAAAAAATTAGAAGGTGCTGGCGGTGGCAACGAACAATAATCCACCAAGACAAATTTTAAGCCCTGATGCATCAGTGTCTGGACCAATGATTGTGGCACTTCAGAGCGCAACAACCAAAATCAAAGAACTAATCACGCAAGCAATTTTACAAGGCGCATCGCAAGAGGAACTAACAAAGCAGCTTAATAGGGTGATTGCTGAAGCGTGTGAGAAAATTCGCGATCCAACGCTAAAGAAAGAAATCCGGAACGGCTTTGTCGTTAGTGCTAAAAAATGGTATTATGAACTTAACCAAACCATCAAAACTGTAAACCACAACTTACGTAATAAAGTCTTAACCGTGGTACCAACCACAACGCTTTACGCTTTAGACCTAAACGCGATATTCAAAAACGGTCCAAAGCAAATTATCGATAACTTCAGGCCCTATATGGACTTTAACGCAAAAGGACGAGCATTAATCGAGGGGTACGAAAACAGCGTTAAGTTAGGATTGAAGGCAATCGCAGCCGATCCACCAATCAGCACTAGACTTACCAAAGATGGGAAACCGATCAAAGTATCTTTAAGAAATCGTGTCGAGATGGCTATTCGTTATGATGCTAATCTCAAAGACGTCAAGAACTTAGTTGATAATGGCGTTAAGCTAGTATGGACCTCAAGCCATCCGAACTGTTCCCCAAGATGCGCTCCGCATCAAGGCAAGCTATATTCCCTCGACGGAACAAGCGGAACAATTAACGGCATCAGATACACGCCGCTTGCAGACGTCTTAAAGCTTAACGGTGGCAATTCCATCATCAATGGCTATAACTGCAGGCATCGTTTAATCGAATATCGACCAGGAAGCCGTCCACCGACTGATTATACCGAAGAAGAAATTAAGCGTGAATATGCAATCGACCAAAAGCAAAGGAATTATGAAAATACGATTCGGAACTTGAAAGCCGAAGAAAGATTGCTAAGGCAAGCAGGATTTACTAAAGAAGCGAGTGAATTACGTAAGAAGTGGCAATATCTAAACAAAAATTATGAAGCATTCTCAATGAGAAATGGGCGGCCATTTTATAGATGGCGGACAAGAATTAGTGAGGATGAAATTTCCAAAAAATCATTTTCTCAAGTTAAAACACAATCAAACGAAAACCCACTTATAACAAAGCCATTGACACAAGAAAAAATAAATTATGAAATAGAAAAAGCAAAAAAGGTTTTTGAGAATGGCGGGACAATGCTAAATTATGAGGGCATAGAAGTCGACGATTTTGCACTGAGACATTTAGAAAAATTGCGGGAATTTGAAAAAAACTATGGCGAAAATAGACAAAGAGTTATAGATAATTACAAACGTTCAATAAAGGAAAATACACAGAACTTAGATAGAGCAATCAATTTGCCTGGTCAAAATCCTAAACGCAGGGAAGAAAAAATCGAACTCTATACAAGAAAAATTGAAGAAGCAAAAATCGAATTAAGTGAGTTCGAAAAAACAACTATCGAAGATGATCCACAATTTGAACAATATCTATATGTGTCTAAAATGCTTGAATTAACAAGAAAAAATGATTTTAAGATTTCAAAAAGCCCATACTCAGATAGTATATATTCATTACCACAAGATGAAAAGATTGACTGGGGGCAAAAGCCGGAATATTCTTATCGAGTTGCGGACCACTGGAATTGGGAACAGGACGGAAAAATACACTGCCCTACCGAAACTGGCGAAAATTATGGGTGGGCATTATGCCAAGTCATTGATGGCAAATATCGCCTTATCATGAAAATTAAAAAATAGAAAGGTAGAAAGGAATTAACATGAAACGAATACTACTGTTTATTTTTTTAATTGTGCTTATCTTTGTTCTAACAGGATGTAAAACAAAAGAAATAGAAATAGGTGACAATGGCATATTAACACCCGACATTCCGGATCAAAGCGAGTATGTGTTTTTGAATTATGAGGATGCATTAAAAAAATTAAAATACAAATCACCAACCCAAATCGATAATAACAGCATCTTAAAACGAGGTGCTTTTATTATACCCAAAATCTCGCTGGTAAGCGATAGCCTCCCAAACTTTCAAATCACGGGCGCACCGTGTAAAAAAGCGAACGAAAGGAGAAAGCAAAAATTATGGAAAAACTTATCGAATTAGTAGGTAAAGATGTGTTCGAACAACATATCAAACCGAAGCTCAAAGAAGGTGCGAATTATTTTTTCGGTGAAGGCGAATTCATCCCTAAATCAAGATTTGATGAAGTGAACAACCAAGTTAAGGATCATAAAAATCAAATAGCCGAACGGGATAAACAGCTTGAAGAATTAAAAAAACTTGCGAAAGGCAACGAAGAACTAACTAAGAAATTTGAGGATTTACAAGCTACATACACCAAAGAAAAGCAAGAGTATGAAGCGAAAATCCAAAAGCAAGAATACGACTTCGCTTTCCAAACCGAATTATCGAAGCATAAGGCAAAAGATATCGATTTGCTTAAGGCCAAGATTGACAACACAAAAATAACTTTCAAAGATGGCAAATTCTATGGCTTAAACGAACAGATCGAGGGATTAAAGAAAACGCACGCCTATATCTTCGAAGAAGCATCAAATCCAATACCGCCAAGAGGCGGCGCACCAATTATTCCAGGTGGTATTCCAACAAAACCAGGAATGGGAAATCCAGCACCGGTAGAGAATCCAAAACCGTGGAATAAGCACAAGCAAGGCATTTAAAAAATTTAATTTGAAAGGAGCTAATAATTAATGTCTGTTGTAGTTCATTCTCTAAATTATGCTGAGCAATTCAGCCCAGTATTACTCCCAATCATGATCCAAGAGGCTTTAACAAGTCCGTTCATTGTGCCTAATGTTAAATGGCTGGGCGCAAAAACATTCCATTTCACGCAAATGTCAACTTCTGGTTACAAAAACCACTCAAGAACTGGTGGATGGAATCGTGGCAGAGTTACTCAACGAGACTTCGAATTCACCGTGAATGTTTCTCGTGATATCGAATTCTTGGTTGATAAAGCTGACGTTGATGAAACAAATTACATCACATCCGCGCAAAATGTCGCAATGGTTTTCCAAAAAACACAAGCTGTTCCAGAAAAAGATGCGTATTTTTTCAGTAAAGTCGCAACAACAGCCAAATCTTTAGGAGCCGCATATAGTTCTTCCACCGCAATCTCTACTTATTCTGTAGAAAACGTTTTAACCAAAATCAAAAGCGTAATCGCAAAAGTAAAACGTTATCGAAGAAGTCTTGTTGTTTATGTTCGTAGCGCTGTAATGGATTTGCTTGAATTATCAACTCAATTACAACGCAAAGTCGAAATGACTGTTATTCCCGATGGCGGCATCGGCATTGAAACTCGTTATACAATGATTGATGGCGTTCCTATCTTAGAAGCAATCGATGAAGACCGTTTTTATGATAAATTCAATTTCAACCCAACAAACGGTGGATTCGAGCCAATCGCTAAGGTTGAAGCGGTTTATGCAGAAACTACAGACACGGATTCAACCCAACAAACGGTGGTTTTGAACCAATCGCTAAGGTTGAAGCGGTTTATGCACAAACTACAGACACTGATATTGTTGACGGCAAAACTTATTACACTCGCTCTGGCGAATCTGCACCTTATACCTACACAAAAGTTACAGAACCAGTTAAAACTAACCTTAGCAATTATTACGAATTAACAACGACTCCAGTTGAGGGCTCTAAGAAAATCAACGTCTTAGCTGCATCAACAGAAACTGTTGTAACTGTTCCAAAAATTAGTTCGATTTATTTCTTCGCACCAGGCGCTCATACACTTGGCGACGGATGGCTATTCCAGCAACGCGAAGACTATGACACATTCATTTTCCCTAACGGAAAAGACGGTCAAATCGATTCGATCGCTGTTGATATCGACACAACCGAATATACAAAATAGTCCTAGTCTTAATTATCACTTAACTTAAAAACCCCTTTAATTTTTGTGGGGAGGATAAATACTTCCTCCCCTTATTTTTTTACTAAATGGAGGTTATATATGACCGAAGAAAAAATCAAAACATTTACAAAAGATTTTCTATTTAGAGCTGGTATCGATTTAGAGAAACGTTTGCCGGCAAATGATTTAGAAACAAATAAAGTCGATGCATTCGTTAACCGAATTGAGATGATGATTGAAGAAGAAATCATGTCGCGGAACCCAAACTATAGACGTTGGAAAGAACGTGGATTATCTGAAGTGCAAGAAGATGCGATTTATAGGGCAATTCTTGAACAAGCGGCTTATGTATTTGTAGTTGGTGACTTTAATTACATATCCGGTTATGATCCCATTAGCGGCACACTTACTCCAATTGACGAATTAAGAAAACGCACTCTTAGCCCACAGGCAAAAAAAATATTAATGAATGCCGGACTCTTTTATGCCGGATTGAGAGGATGAGTCTATGTACATGAATTATCGATTCCCAGATCAAGCCATATGGCATAAACAAGTATTAGATCCGGACCATGAAATTTTAAGGCATCACGTTAATTCTCACACTTTCAATTGCGTGGATTTATCAAGCACACTCAAAGCGGCCCCTCAACAAATCGATCAATTAACAGGAACAATACGTGCGAAGGGATTAGGGAAAAGCCTTCTTTTAAGAACTGACGATCCAAAAGCCGCGGATTTTAAAATTGAAGATACTATCCTTTTCAAAGGGCATGAGTATCATATAACCCAAGTTTATGAAGTGCGTTCAAACGCTTTTTTAGGCGCGATGGAATATGAAATCTATTGCTCATAGGCTTAAGCTTGCTTGTGATGCGCTTTGTACGATTTTAAAAGCTGAAGCACCTTACGATACCGGAAATCTTGCATTAGATGGCATTCGGGTTGTTGAAGGCGAGCCAGGATATTTTTATGTAGCAGTCGGTGGCGAAATTGCGCCTTATGCGAAATATACGCAAGAGTCTTGGGACAATTTCGAAGCGCCTTTAAAAGGGAAAAAAAACCCTAACGAAGGCTGGATTAACAGAGGAATCGAAAAAGCATTGCCGCTTATTAAGCAAATTATGGAGGGTGCAATAACGGAAGATGAAGCTAATGAATATTTAGAATCTCGAGGATACACAAGAGAACTTAAAGAAAAACAAATCAAGCGCGCTGAATACTTAGAAGCAAAAGCTAGAAAGCTTGTATCATAGGAGGAAACTATGACATTTGAACGTAATTACAAAGAGATTTTAAGAGCGCAGTTAGAAGCTGTAACTAAACGCAAAGTATATGTCAGTAACGACATTCACTACCAGCCACTCGACGATGATCCAGAAGCAATAGTTATGGTAATTAATACAGGCGGAACAAGTCGTTCATCGGTTGATGGATTCGATATGAATACATTGCCGATTAGCATTAATTTTATCTGCCAAGCAAATTATTTGCAAGAAATATTTGGCATCTTAAACCAAATCGCCAAAGAGAACAACGCAAAATATTATCAAACTGAGATTGATGGAACAACCTATTATTACCAAGTGATTTACTCAGATGCTTTTCAAATCGGTGGCGCTTATAAAGTTCATTTAGAACGTAGGACCGTCAACTGCATTACAGGAAACTGGTTATTAAATATCACCTATTCCGAAAACGCAATTATCGAGCCTTCGATATGCAAACTTAAAGTTGGAACCACAGAATATGATATTAAATATATTAATCGTTATGATATGTCTGCTACTCCAGTAACCGAATCTGTGCAATATATCGATGAAGATGGTCAAGAGGAATTATTTATCGATACAGTTCTAAGTTATTCTTTCGTGCTTCTTAAAGTTAATAATGATGCATTGCAAACCGAATTAAGAAAGCAAATTGCTGGAAAAATTGACTTGAATCAATCTGTTTTAACGCTTAAAATTGATGGTGATGAAATATCAATAAAAAAATTAGTCGTTACCGAGATTTACGAAAACAAAGCTTCAGTATATAATCTTGTATTAACCAAATCGTAGGTGATTCTATGGACACAGAATATAGAATTCCGATAAATGTTGAATTAATTGCAACCGAATCGAAGGGCACACCATCACCGACTTCAAAAGCAACTCCTGCTCAAACGCAAAAGAAGCTAGCAAAAGAAGCAAGTAATGAAGCAAGCGGATCTGTCAGCAAAGTTGTAGCAATTCAAGTAGGTAAACGAGCATTGCAATATGGTATTCAAAATTACGGCAATTTAACGGGTGATTACGTGGGTCAAGCAAATATAAGCGCAGGTCTTCAAGTTGCCGGACTAGTCGCAATGGCATTGCAAGGACCGGTCGGAATTGCGGCTGCTGCTGTATCTCTTGGCACTCAAGCATTAAGTTATAGTATTGATATGAACAAACGAAATCGTGAAGCGCAATTTTTGAGAGAACGCACTGGCATGATTGGAATTAGTGGGGGCAGATAACAAATGCGTAAATATTACAAATTGATAAATGGTGTTTGGGAAGAAATACAAAAAGTTCTTGCAGGCCAAGTCGAAACAGAAACAATCGACGATACGCTTGATAATGGCGTTTTAATTTACGATAACAATACAAGCGATTTAATTCCGGTCTTTACTCCGATTAAAATCGACAATCAACAGCCTATTAAAATTACAGTTACTGATGAGGTCTATTTATCCAGTGATGGTAATTTATTTTATGTTAGCGAAAGCTATGGATGGAGTAACCAATTAAATACAGCAAGTGCAGACGATTTGATCGAACTCACAAACCAAACGGATGATGCCGAAAATCAGGTATATAAAGTCATCAGCTATTCGAGTGGCATTTTAACGATGGCAAGATATTCAAATAAAGAGCGATTCTTTCTAGCAGCTGAGGAAAGAATGGAGCAACACACAAAAATATTTCCTTATGTTTTTAGGCATACACTTATCTACATCGAACCTACAAAATACTTAGAAAAAATTTTTGTATATAATCTTTGCTTGACTAACAAAACGGATACACTTAAAGCACAAATTGAAAAAGCACTTGTGAATGCAGAACTAATCGAAGTGGGACAAAACCCACGATTTAGTTTATCGAGCGATTTAATAACCTTCTTAGGCAATACACCCGGCGAGGATTTTTTCTTTGATAAAGCAACACTTCGCGAGATACTTGATGCCATGCTTGCGGTTAAAAACGCTCGTGTTTACATTGAAAAGATTGATGACTTCAACGACATAAAAATCTCGTACGTTGATATGAACGAGGTTAAGGAAACGATTGAGTTTGCTAAAATTGCTAGTACGGAAAGAAGTAATAATGTTGAAACGTTTGCCGGAGTTATTGAAGCCAGTGGTTCGAACAGCATTATTCCTAATACCATTTTTCAAGATTGGACCAGTTTCAAAACAACAGAATCCGTATTGACAAGTAACAATATGTCTATTTCAACCGCGTTTCCAATTGAAAGGATTTTAAATTTTAAGGTTTTATGTAATATTTCTGCTGAAGATTACGATACTAGAACACTACTAGAAAACAATAATTATGAGTCTGCAATAGATATTACTGATGCAGTTTTTGATGAAGAAGCTTATAAACTATTAGATGACCGCGAACCCGATAATTGCTATGATTTTACGAAACGCAATACAATTTATTACCAAAGAAACACATCGACTATCGATGCGAACCGAGCAAAGAGATTTCTAGGGTTAATATCTTACTCAACGTTTAAGCAAGCAATTAGACACGCTTATGAAAGGCAGTTAAGACCAATATATGGAGATCGGCGGTATTACATTATTATTAGCAATAATGAGTTGGACACTTTAACACAAATTGAATATGTTCCATATATCGATACTCACACAAGAATTACAAAGCCGGGAATGTATGACAACGAAAAAGCTAAATTATCGGCTATCGATAATCAATCCGAAAAAGTGATATCATCATTAAGACATGGTATTAATCTGCTTGGGAAAATCAGTCGCTTAGGCAATGATGAGTATATTGTTGATACAGTTGTTAAAGACCATGATGAAATTAAAGAGATTGGCCAAAAAACTATTGACAATTATATTATTTACAAAAAAGAAGTGGCATATCACAATAATTACGCAAAAGTCAGATATTACCTATCAAAAAACTATAATAACTTGAATGAACGAATAGCCTTAAATCGAGAAAAGCGAGTATATGATATCCCGCTTACAAGCTACCTAAACGAAATTTTGATTAAGAATTATATCTTGGTCGATTTTTTGCCAGTTAATAATAGCGGGATTGTAAAGAATTTTGCTTTGAGGGCATTAATTGGCAGAACGAATAACACAGTTTCAAAGTTCGTATTTGAAACAAAAAGCGGTAGTGACACATTTGGACCATTCGAACTTGCGACTGCAAACTACACAATGGGTAACGTGATGCATTTTGTAGCCCAATGCATGGATAATTATTCTGTAGGCTATTCTATTGGTGGTCGAATAATTGGTGGTAATAAGGTAGTTTATAATCCGTATGTAGATGATAACACAGGAGAATTTGAAAGCTTTAAGTTCTTATTGACTGATTTTAGGGCAGAGGCTGATAACTTCATCGAGCAAAATAAGATACTTCCTAAAACTAATTATGACTATTACATTTCATCTTCACGCTCAGCTGAAGGCGAATATCGGTATTTGAAAGATGCATATCAAACTATTAAGTTTAATGTCGCTTTAGAACTATTGCCAGCAAAGAATCAATTCGGTACAATCATCATCGGGAATCGTTTAGTAGAACACAATGGATTGATCAAGCGAGGTATAACAACTTTTGATGATGCGGTAATTTATGTTAGCGAACAAGCTTATAACACGACTGAAATATTTAAAGCTAAAGGTTCTGTGTTAAGTGGTGCGAGTTTAACGCGAAGCACAGTTAATAATGCTGTTAGAGTTGATTACGCACCAGCGATTCCATCAAACAAAGCAGCCTTTGCTATAGCTGATGCAAGTGGCAATTTATATTTGGCAGTGAATGATATCAGCAAGCTTAAGGACTGGATTTATTTCTACGGAAGCAACGAACTAAAATAAAAAAGGCCTATTCGTTAGGCCTTTTGATTTTCTTCCAATTTTTTGAGTCTTTTATGCAATTCAAAGTGTTCGGATGCAATAAAGAAACTGGTTAGACCAAAAATTGTGTTAGTAATCAAACCAATAATACAAACCGCAATTATTCCTTGATTAGACGAAATAAATGCTTCTGATCCTCTTGTTCCCACAATAGGTTTAACAAATTTAATTGTTTGAATAGCATCAATCCCAAACCAAATATATCCAGCAGAACTAATAATCAATACAATTAAACCGATTAATAAGATATTACGTCTTTTCATTCCCATATCACCTCACTAATAATATACTTCAATTTTTATAATTATGCAAACAATATCCCTTAAAAAATTAAGGAGGAAACAAAATGAAAATAATTTTTGACAAATACGGTGGCATTAAAGACATTCAAGACCGCAAATTACTCGTGCAGTCATCTATCGGCTCAAATTTTGTCGATATTTATTATCAGGATGAAGAAGGCAATTTCGCAGATCCGGATATCAATTTAGCCACAATCGCATTTAAGCGTGCAGACACTTTCGAAATATCAGAAAGAACTTGCGCGCTTGTTAAAGAAGAATTAACCAACAATCCACTTTATTTTAGATACATACTTAAAGAGGATGAGCTTGCCATCAACGGCGAACTACAAATCACTGTTCGTTTAAAGCAAGTCGTATTTGATCCAGAGGATGATTCGAAAGTCTTGCTTATCAAACAGCGCGCTATGGGGAAAATTACGGCCCATATTTACGAAGCAATTGGTGAAAACTATGAAAATTTTGATGTAGTCGATGGTCGGATTTTACAGCTTGAACTTTGGCAAGCGAACTTCGAAAGTGATTATTACAATGCTGACCAAATCGATGCTAAATTAGTTTTAGAAAGACAAGCGACTAACGACTCACTCGATAATCATAACGCAAGTAACGAAGCGCATTTAGACATTAGGCAAGAAATAACAGACCTAGAAAATGATTTGCAAGAACAAATAGATGGTATTGACGACACATTGCAAAACCACGAAAGCCGAATTGGTGAGTTAGAACTGTTTGCAGAAAATTTAGAAACAAATATTACAGAAGAAATCGAAGGCGCATTAGAGAACAAAGCCGATCTAGTCGATGGTAAAGTGCCATTAGAACAATTACCAGATATGGAAATCACAAAACAAAAAGTTGAAGATGTTTTAACGGGCGATATAACAAGTCACAATCATGCAACCGAAATAGGCAATCACAACACAAGCGAATTAGCACATCCATTTTTAAAAGGCAAGATTGATGAAGCCAAAGCAATAGCAGAGGGCAAATCAAGAGCAAGAGTATTTGCAACAAAGAGTGCATTAGACACATGGCTATTAGATAGTGAAAATGTTGCATTACTACAAATAGGCGATAACTTCTATATTGAAGAAACCGACAAACCCGACTATTGGTGGAATGGAACAACAATTAAAGAACTAGAAACACAAAAAGTTGACTTAACCGAATACGCTAAAAAAACCGAATTACTAACACTGGGCACAACAAAAAATGATGCATATCGTGGTGATTTAGGACAAATTGCATACAATCACAGTCAATCGGCTCATGCACCTAGTAACGCACAAAAGAATAGTGATATTACAAAAGCAGAGATTGAAGCAAAATTAACAGGTGAAATATCTAGTCACAGCCACGCATTACCAAGTCATAATCACGATGATAGATATTACACCGAAAGCGAAGTTGACACTAAATTAGGCGGTAAAGCAAACGCAACTCATAATCATACTAAAAGCGAAATAACAGACTTTCCTACTATTCCAACCATACCAGACATTACAGTAAATAACGGTAGTGCAGAAAGTGGCAAATACATAAGTCAAATAGCAGTAGACGCAACAGATAAACATAAACTCATTGTAACAAAAGCAGACCTACCACAAGGTTTTAGTGGTGACTATAATGATTTAACAAACAAACCAACCATACCAACAGTAAGACCAACGATTGAATTAGAAGTTGCAAGTCTTACATCATTAACGGAGGCCGAGAAGCTGGCAATTAGAAATACGTTGAACGCGCTTATTGTTAACGATAAAATAGACGGAACAAAATTTGATGATATTGTCTTAGTAACAACTAACGACTTAATAAGATTGCATTATTCCTCTATTGATTATTATGTGGCAAATCCACAAATCACAGTAATATTTGAAACGGAAAGCACTAAATACATTCTCAATGTTCCGGTCATTGATTATACTTATTCAACACTAACAAGCACATCAACGAATATCCCAACAATATCAACAAACATTACAGCAGACGCAACAAGCGATGCAAAAACTGCCTCACCAAAAGCAGTTAAAACCTATGTTGATAATGCTATATTAACCGCATTAGACAATCTGTTAGGTGGTGAGTATTAATGGCATATACGATTACCTATAATTCAAATGGGGGTAGTAGCATACCACAAACAAGTGATGCAACACAATTGCCTAGCCCATTACCAACACCCACAAAGAGTGGTTATAAATTCGTAGCATGGTATTACGAAAGCAACTTCCAAACAAGAGCAAAAGCAGGCGACACGATAGAAGCGAATACAACTCTATATGCAAAGTGGCATAATCTTGGAACACTATTCACAGGAATAGCAAACGCAATCCGTAGCAAAGACGGAACAAGTGGAAATATACGAGATTTGGACTTTGATGATAGAATAAAGCAAATACAAGGTGCAAAAGAAGAAGAAACGAAAACTATTACTCCTGATTTTTCTGGTGGTAATGTAGTTGTTACTCCTACAAGTGGCAAAGTAATGACACAAGTGACTATTAACAAAGATAGTAATTTAATTGCTGATAATATTAAAAAAGACGTAACAGTGCATGGAATAACAGGAACGTTAGAAGTGGGCGGTGCAGAACTACCATCGACAGCAGGTGGAAGTATATTTACAGGTGCTACAATACCATTAACCTATAAAAACAATACTCATGACTACGAAAACAATTATGAGTATAAATCAGCA